GCATCTTCTGCGGTGAGAACTTCTGGCCAAGCACCCACAGCCACTACCTCTCCTGGATCAAGCGCCAGCACTGCGATCAGAAATGCTCGAAACGCCACGAACAGGCAATCAAGATAGCTTCCCGGAAACCTTGAGATCAGGATCCACGCAGGCGCAGGCTCCATCCTGAAGATACCTCCCGAGTCCGTACCAGCACCGAGGACATGCGTTGTGCGGACATACCGCACTCCCTCTCCTGTTTCTGTCTTTCGTCTCAGCCTTCGGTTTTGTTGATGTCTCTGAATTCATTCAAGCGACCTACGATTTTCGTTGACGATCCGCAAGCCCTTCTCATTATTCCGTCGGTTTGTTATTGAGCCGCTGACGAGTGGAGTTCGTAGATAAACCACAAGCTCGCCTCTTTTAAGCAGCAACCGAAGCCGGGTTCATTCCGCGTGTTGCTGTGGAGGCGAAGCCAAAAGCAAGACGGTGACAGGTACCAATCACCGAAAGCGAGAACCCCATCGGACCTCATCCGGTGGGGTTTTTCTTGTTCTTGGATCTCTCGCTCTTCATTCTCTGATCCCTACGAGGAGAGGCAAACTTCCGACAACGAGAGCGAGGATCGAAGGCACGATGATCCCTGCGAAGGGAATCATCATGCTCAGAGAGGAGACTTCCGCATAACGGTCGCTCGGATCCTGAGTCACGCCGGAAACAAATCCGGACCAGGATTCTCGCCAGCAGGCACGCTCATCGGACTGGCTCAAGTGAATCCCGGCATTGACCCCAGCATTGCTGCTGGCGCGTCTTACGTCACACTGATTCATCTGTCCATGTGACTGCCTGGAACCCCACCGATCACTCCCCAGTTCTCAGGCTGGGCTTTTCGGCTGTCAGCAGGAGGGTCTGCCGAACGTCCGGAATCTTTTCCTTTCGCCACTCGCTTAACGGTATCAGCGCAAAGAAAAACCCCGGCGGTGTAGGACTCCCGCCGGGGTTTTCAATGAGACTTGCCTTTCGGCTAATCACGAGGAAACTCTCGACAGTTGGTCCTACACAACGTCGGTCGTACCGTTATGCATGGATGGCAGCGAGTCAAGAAGTTTCTGTCGCGCTCCTTCAATCGTTCAGCGCCACAATGAATCAATGCATTCCTGATACGCAAAAACGTATCGCTTGACACGGAAAGCCTCTCACCAGAACATCGCCGCAGATTCGCAAAACAGCATCATGAATACCGCTCTCTTCATCGCAGGTGGCAACCCACTTGAATTCGTCACTTCCGGTCCAACCAAGCTGGCTCTTCCACAGAGCGGAGGTCTTGAGGTGTACGAAATCGCATCAGCCGCAACGACCGTCACCTCCGCTGATTTCGGTAAAACCTATCTCCTGTCTGCTGCTGCTGGTTTCACCGTGACACTCCCTGCTCCCACGTTTGGGGCGCGAGTTTCGTTCATTGTGCGGACAAGCCCAACGTCCAACGGCTACATCATCGCTGGCACGGCTTTCCGTGGAAGTGTCTCGACCGCTGACGTTGACAGCACCGATGCTGCCATTGCGAACAACAACAACCGTGCGACCTTCGTTGCGAATGCCGCAGTCGCTGGGGACAAGTTGATGTTTGAAAGCGATGGCTCCAGTTGGTTCGTCACCGGGCAGTGTGCTGCCCGTACTGGAATCACGTTTGCGACCGTGTAATCCCATCCCCGACCACCACCCCAAGAAAGCCAGCGACCCTGAAAGTTGCTGGCTTTTTTGTGCCTGTTGATATATACCCGGAAAGATGGAAGAAATCATCATCACACGAATGCCTGGGGATTCACCGAATCCTCCGATGTTCGACTACGATGCGTGGGGTCAAGACAACGAAGGCAACATATATCATGAGCTTTACGGCAGATGGTGGTCCCGTGAAGTCAATGCCACCAGAGACGACATTGAACTCTGGGCATTCAAGGAAGAACTCGGCCCGGAAGATGGAGGGCTTGGCAAGTATCAGCACCTGCGGGAATTCATTGACCTGACCTGGAACGCTGACGGTAAGACGATTGTCGAATGGAATCCATGGCTGGAGAAACTGCTGGAGGAAGCATGCTCCAATGACTTCCTCGCAGTCGGCGGATGTTCGTCATCAGGGAAGTCATGGGGTGGCGCACTCTACGGCATCGTGTCATTCCTCGCAGACCCGGAAGGAACACTGGTACTGGTGACATCAACATCAATCTCAGCCGCAAAGAAGCGGATCTGGAAAGGTGTCATTCAACTCTGGAATTCACTCCCGGAGAAGTACAAGAAGCTGGGCCGGATCAAGCCGTCAGTGAACATGATCCACTACCAGCCACCGGATGGAACGGTCGCATCTGACGCATCCTCCATCAACCTGGTGGCAGCAGAGCAGAAGCAGGAAGCATCTGCCGTGGCGAAACTGGTTGGTCTCAAGAACAGCACGGTCATTCTGATTGCGGACGAATTGTGCGAACTCTCGCCAGCCGTCATTGCGGCAACGGACAACCTGATCTCCAACCCGAGATTCCAGATGATTGCCATGAGCAATCCAAAGGATCCAGAGGATCCATTCGGAATCATGTTCAAACCGAAGGCTGGCTGGAGTACCATCGACGAGACCTGCTACGAATGGGAGACGGACTACGGCAAGGCGATCAGGTTCGACGTTCTCCAGTCCCCGAACTACCTTGAGCAGGAGTGCATCTACAAGTACATGCTCACCTACGAGAAGATCGAGGCGAAGCGCAAGCAGCTTGGGGACAACTCCTCGGCGTTCTACCGATTCTACCGTGGATTCATTCCGCTTCAGGGATCCGAGAACAACATCTACACCACGACGGACTTCAATGCTTACATGGCTGACGACGTTGAGTGGAAGAATCCGCCGAAGAAGGTTGTTGGGATCGACTTGTCGTTCACGTCATCCGGTGACCGCACGATCCTTGCCGTCTGCCTCTTCGGTGAGAACAAGGAAGGCAAGAAGTGCCTGAAGTTTGAAAGGTACTATTCAATCAAGGAGAATGCCCAGGACAAGGTCAACCCGAGAACTGAACAGATCGTCGATGAGGTGAAGCGCATCCTGGACCGGGAAGGCGTGACCTACGACAATGTCGCAATCGACAACTCCGGTGGTGGTATCTCGGCAGTGGACCGATTCACTCAGAAGCTCTCAAGAGATCTCCTGCGTGTGAACTTCGGAGGAAAGGCATCGGACAAGCAAGTCTCGGCAAACGAGCGGATTCCGTCCTGGAAGAAGTACGTCAATCGGGTCTCGGAACTCTGGGGAGTTGGCGTTGAGTTTATGCGAGGAGGGCAGTTTGCCGGGTTCAATACATGCATTGAACTTGTTGGTGAGATGAAAGCCAGACGCTACGAGATCGTCAAAGGCGGAGATGGCGAGCGGATTCTGGTTGAGCCAAAGAAGAAGATGAAGGCAAGAACTGGAAGATCGCCTGACATCAGTGATGCTCTTATGCTTGCCATCGAACTTTGTAGAACCAAGCATCACTGGGTCTCAGAGGAGCGCGGAGAACAAGTTCTATCTAAATCAGATTACCTACAGAAAATAAAGAGATTTGATATCAATACTCTTTCCGGTGGCGGATATGACTGGCAACCATCCTTCTGAACAGGTCATTGACTTACATCAACACTGATGTTACGACCACAATCCAAATGACCTCGTCCATCGCAGATCTGCTGCTCGAAAATATTGAGCCGGATGAAAAGTCCGCACCGGAACAACGCATCAAAGATGCATCAACCGGACGTGAACTGTTCCGTTCCATGCTCAATGCAGACCGGGCATCTGCGGAGCAGCGAGTCAGGCAGCAGGCAATGCTGGATGGTCAACCGCCATGGGACCAGGCTGCACTTATTGCTTCCGGTCAGGGATCGCTCACAAACCTCAACTGGGGTGACGCTGAGAATATCGTAGAGTTTACAAAAGCAGGGATGATTGACCTGATCAACTCGGTGGAAAGACTGGTCAAGATTCCACTGCAACCTCAATTCTTTGAAGATCAGGAAACACGCCGGGAGATGGAGGAAATCCTCTCTGATGAAGTCTCCAAAGCATTCCGCCGATGGGAAGGATTTGATTTCAACTACCTCAACCTGATCCATCACTGGCTCTGTTTCGGTGTCGGCATCACATACTGGGAAGATGCTATCGACTGGAGATGGAAGACATCTGGTCTCTCCGACTTCTGTATTCCACGCCAGACTCTCGCCTCCGAAGAAAGGATCACGATTGCCGGGTGCAGGCGCAGATACGAACTGCACGAACTCTACGCCAAGATCCGGGACGAGGAGAAGGCAACAAAGCTGGGATGGAACGTGCCTGCCGTGAAGCAGGCGATGATGCGTGCGGATAGCGTGTACGCCACAGGAAACGGATGGAGCGACACTCAGTGGGAACGCCTTCAGGCTCAGTTCAAAAACAACGATCTCGGAACCGGAGC